GAGAAGGAGAGCATGCAGTCTATCACCAAGACGTTCGAGGACATCTCGGGAAAACCGATCGCTGGGAAGGTTGCTACGGCCTCAGAGGCTGACATCGACATGGCTGCGATGGCTCATGAGCGCGGTGACGCCAAGTGGAAGAACCTCGAAGGCCTCACGAAGTACCAGCACGTTTCGGACTCTGGTAAAGTCTCTTCAATTTACATGACTTACCGCATGGTCGGCGAAGACTCCAAGGGCTGGGTTCATCCCGGCCACAAGGGGTATCAGCTCTTCAAAGAAGCTGAGGAGTACGTCAACGCGGAATTGAAAAACATCCTCAAGACGATCCTCTAGGATATAATAGGAATTGGCATGGGCATAAATCTACCTGATCTAATTGTTGAGTCGATCATTCGTGATGGGCTCCAATACCTGAAGGATAACCCGACGAAAGTGGACGAAATCTTCGCTCCGCTGTTGTCGACCTACGCCTCGAACAAATACGGCGCAACTGAAATCACCAAGATCAAGGCGATGCTAGATCAAAAGAACATCGCCGTAGTGCACTCGTTTCACCTGGCAGCAGCGAAGTCGCCTTGCTACTCTATTCAGCTGGGAGCCGAAGCTGAGGCCAAAGAACGAGCTCACTTGGGCGACTTTGAAGCTCAGGTCGAAGTGCCCCTAGACCCCTCGACGATCATCCGGGTGCCGAACTTCGTTCCGACGTCTTATGACCCTGTCACGGGCAAGATCGCGGTCGCCGACGGCGTAGACCTGACCTTAGCTCACGCAGGTTTCAAATTCGTGGATACTGATGGGCTCAAGTTCGAAATCAAGCGGGGGATGTCCAACATCACTGGCTCTAAGTATTTCTTCATTGCGAAGTATCAAACTCCTAACATCACGGGCAATTGCCGCATCGACTCATTCCTATCGTACAACACCCACGAAGAGCGCGGAGATACCTCTGGGGTCAGTCTCCTCATCGGGGTTCACGCGAAGGACGCGCTTCTCACGAAGTACCTGTACGTGATCCTGAAGTCCTTGAGATCGATGCGACCCCAATCGACACCCCGGATGTCGAAGACTAGTTTCAGGTATAATTGGTCTATGAAAGAGAGCCGTAAGTCGTCAAGAAACGTCAAACGGACTGTTGAGGAAAAGTTAAGTCAAGAAATTACGCTTGATGCTTTCTTCCACAAAAGCGTCGCTGAGGGTAAGCTAAAGCCATGGCAACGCGCGGAAATTGAAGCCTTTTTCAAAGATTCGAATCTAAGAAATAAAGAAGATTTAGAAGTTTACGAATCCACCCTCAAAAAGTATTGATCTTAGGAGAGCATCATGTCAATTAAAAAGTCGTTCAACGGTAAGAGCATTCGCAAGCCTGGCGCTTACTCGAAATTCAAGGTCGATAACTCGGCCGGTTCGGATCTCGCTACGAACGATACGCTCCTCATCGTCGGTGAAGCGGCCAAAGGCGCTCCTGGATCAGTGGACGGAATCGTGGAATTCAATGTAGCGAACCTCGACTCTCTTATCGCTCAGTACGGCTCAGGCCCAATTGTTGACTGCGCTGTCTCGGCGGCTCGTCCTTCGAAGACCCCAGGCATCGGCGGAGCTGGTAAATTTCTGATTTACAAGACCAACGCTTCTGTCCAAGCCCAAGCGACCCTCCTCCAGGGTATCAATAACATGTACGTCGTAAAAGACCGCGGATACGGTCTCGCTGGTAACGATTACTCGGTCGTTGTCGCAGCAGGCACTACGGGCGAACAGCGTCAAATTTCTGTCACCCAGCTCGCTGGAACGACTGAAGTTCTCGGTGAAAACGACGCTCAAGGCATTATGTCGATCCAATACACTGGCAACGCCACCACGGCTGTTGTGGTTGTTTCTGGAACGACCCGCGCCAACCTCACTCTAACTACGACTCTTGCGGGCGATCAAACGGATGGCTCGGTCAACCTCTCAATTGCGCTGGCTGGCAAAACCATCAAGCAAGTGGTTGACGCGATCAATCAATCGACGGGTTATACCGCAGCGGTTGTGACTGCGTCTCGCTCTGGTCAAGCTGCTAACGAGCTCGATCCTTCGGCATCTCAGTCGATCCTGACGGCGAAGACGCTCAAGCGCATCCAAGCCGAGATCCTCGATCTCATCAATACCTCGGCTCGCGTTATCGCTACGGAAGCTACCCAGCCTCTGGGCAGCGTTCCCGCGATTGCGACTAAGCCTCTGACGGGCGGCCTCAAGGGCGCTTCGACGAACACGAACTTTTCTACGGGCATGGCGGCTTCGCTTGCTGAAGAGTACTCCGTGCTTCTCCCTGCGATCTCCCGCGACGCTTCAGAAGATATCGCGGATGCGGTTCTCGGATTCACAGATCCAGCTTCGACCTACACGATCTCGGCTGTTATGGCTGCTGCAACGGCTCACCTCGCTCTTCGCGGAGACACTAAGAACCGCAAAGAAGCTCAGGGCATGGGCGGCATTCGCAAGTCGACCAAGTCGGCGGCATTCTCGGCCATCAACTCGGTTGCTAGCGAGAATATGCAAGTTGCAATGCAAGACTGCGTATTCCTTGACGCAACCGGCAACACCCGTGTCGGACATCCACACGTGTTCGCGGCTAAGTGCGCTGGTATCCGCCTCGGCACCGAAATCGGCGAGCCTCTGACTCACAAGTTCCTCGACGTTCTCCAAGTCGGGCACATGATTGACCCTGTGACACTTCTTCAAACGGGCGACTTCAATGAAGCGCTTGACGTGGACACTGCGATCGACAACGGTGTGCTCTTCTCTGAGAAGTTCAAGAACGCCAACCGCATCGTTGTGGATAATACCACTTACGGCGCTGACGACTCGTTCGTCTTCAACCGCGGCTCGGTTATCGAAGCTTCGTACTTCACCTTCAAGACGCTCCGCGAAACGGCTGAGCTCATCTTCGTCGGTAAGAAGACGTCGAACGGTCTTGCCAAGTCGATTAAGAACGCGGTTCGCAACAAGCTCCGCGAGCTGAACGCTCCAGATGTTAACATCATCACGTCCTCGGACGATGCTCCTGAAGGGTTCCGCGAAGATACCTTCGTTGTGACCGTTAACGGAAACACCGCTCGCGTGCAAGTTGAATTCAAGCCTGTTCAAGGCCTTGACTTCATCTTCTTCGACTTCACCCTCGGCGACATTCAACAGTCCGCATAAGGAGTTCTCGTGAAGAAGGTTGTTTGGGGCGAAGGCAAATATACTGCGGCGGTTCGTCCGGGCTCGTACCGGACGTTCAACGAGTATTTGGCCAAAGCCGAAGCAATGCAAGCTGAGCAGGCCAAAGCGAATGAGTACCTCCAGAAGGCATTCCCTGCGATGGCTACGCTCCTTCAGATTCGGATGGAAAATCATGAGCCGCTGCTTGTGATGCGCCCACTCCGGTATCAGACTTCGGTCCTTAAATCACAATTGGAAGACGATGTGGATCGTTCGTTTTACAATAATCATAAGAATCCTCAACAAGACAAGTTCGTCGACACCGTGAAGACGATCAACCCAGGCACGATGATCGTGCTCAAGGGACTTGACCCAAACCTTCAGGAATTCATTTTCCAGGACGGAATGGGGAATGAGCATGCCATCTCGTACAGTGACCGAAACGCGATCTTGACTCAGACGGACATTTTCGAGTCGGTACAAAAATTGTTTGAAAGCAAAGGAGAACGATAATGAGTAAGGTTTTAACAGGGTCTAAAGCGGCCCTCAAATTGAACGGCGTAAAGATTGGTTTCGTAGGATCGGTTTCGATCAACGAAGACAATACCCTCACCGACATCGACGTGATCGATCAGCTTGAAGTTGCTGAGCTCGCGGAGACGGCCCATAAGGTCAGCTTCTCGTGCAATCTCTTCAAGATCGATGGCAATTCGATTTCGCAACTGGGCATTCAACCAGACAACATTCGCGACATCATGACGCAGCCCGAGCTGACGATGGAACTTTACAACTCGATCGATGATCGAGTTGAATACACCATCTCCGGTGTCAAGTGGGAAGGCGGCTCCGGCTCCCTTGACGCCCGTGGCGTATGGCAAGGTTCTTGGAACTTCAAGGGCCGCATCGGCCGCGGAATGTAATTCAGAGAGCGGTTTCCTTTCCCGCTCATCTTTTAAGGGCTCCGAGACATTTGTCTCGGAGCCTTTTTATTTCAACTCGCGACAGCGCTCTTTAAATCCCTCGCGCCATTGCTTGGTCTTGTAGAGATCGTCGGTCACAAACTTTGAATGCTTTACAACTCCCCATTTCCAGCACGAAATGCACTGAGCTTTGTCGCCCACCTCGCACACGTCTTTGTGCGAGCACTCTTTTGATTCGTAATAGAAACTAGTGAGTTTTTTCATTTGCATCCGTCAGAATCTTAACAATAGACTCCGTCGCCCCATCATCACACACCACGGTTCGGTACTTGATCGGATACGCGTCTAGAAACGCTTTAATCCGTACGTCGTACTCTCGGGCTGTCTCCTCGTTCTCGTTCCGTCCAGCCTGATTATACTCCTTGGTGCGCACGAGGAAGACCCGCACGTTGTACTCTTACCGGTCCCTGGTCCGCCCCATAAACAAACGATCTTCTTCATTCCGACTCCTTGTGAAATACTGTTGATGACGTTTTTCGGTCCCAGCCATCTCGATGAAATTCTCTTGAAACTGGGGATATTTTAGGGCTAACTTCTCGTAGCTAAAAACAGCGAAGGCCTCTAAAAGTCTAGCGACCCAATTCAGAGACGCTTTAGGTGCGATTAGGCAAGTGACGGCGACAGAGTGTCCAACGAAGGTAAAGAACTTGGTGATGAGCCACGAGGGCTTAGTCTGAAGCGTCAGAAGAGCATAGTCTAGCTTCCGGCGATGCGACCGCTCGTCGTTCGCAATCTCTAGAACTTTTGGGTCTTTCGTACGCATGTAATGGCCTCGGTAAGCCATTTCTGCGCCGATCTCGACTCCGTGGGTGAACTTAAGAGCGAAGTGTTTCATCGC